AATGTTGCATCTGTTACAGGATTAGATTTTAGAACTGCTGGAGAACAAATACAAAGATCATTTAGTGCTGGTATAGGTTCAGCAGATATATTTAGAGAAAAAGGTGTTAGAAATATGCTTGGCTTTAAAGCTGGTGCAACTGTATCTATTGAAGAAACAGTACAAGCATTTGAAAAAGTTTTTGGAAAAGATGGAAGATTTGGAAAAGCAACAGATGAGTTAGCAAATACATTTGAGGGTACTCTATCAATGATAGGGGATAAAGTATTTAATTTTAAAAAAGTAATATTAGAAGCTGGTTTCTTTGAAGAACTTAAAAAACAATTTGGAAGTTTAGATAAATTTTTAGAAGATAATGCAAAAGAATTAGATCAAATAGCAACTACAATAGGAAAAAACTTAGCACAAGGTATGGTTAAAGTTGTTAAAATAGGTAGAGATTTAATTCCTACATTAGAAAAAATTGGCAAAGTTATGAGAAGTATTGGAGATGGTTTTATGGCTTTACCACCTTTTATACAACAGAGTGGAATTATAGGTGCATTTTTATTTGGTAAAAAAGGATTAGTAGCATTAGCTGGTGTAAGTTTATTTGTTGATAAAGTACAAGACTTAATTAAGGAATCTAAAATTAGAATGGGTCTTTTTGATACTGAAAATCTTAAAGAAGTAAATCTAGCAGTTGATTCAATTAGTAATAAAATAAATGAATTAGAATTAGAAAAATCATTAACATTAGATGTTGATTCACCTAACCTAGATAAAAGATTAAAAAAAGCTAAAGAAGAATTAGAAATACTTAAAGAAAGACAAAAGGTTCTTCAACATAGTGCTAATATTAGAAAGTTTGCATCATTTGAACATCAAAAAGAATTACATAAAGGTTTAAAAACCCATGAACAAATAAACAAAGAATTAGAAAAAAGATTAGAAAATACAGCGAGAGAAAATGGATTAATTAGAGATCAAAATCAGCAAATAGAAACTTTAAGAGATAAAATAGAAAATCTAAATAATGAATCATTGAAAACTATGAGAATGAAATTAAAAGATATAAAAACGATAATAGCAGAGGGTATTAATAATGGTATTACAAAAATGTCAGATGGTTTTGCAAGAGCATTAGTATTAGGAGAAAAATTATCTGACACTTTAAGAAAAATGGCACAAGAAGTTTTAGTTAAAATTATTGCATTTTTAATTGAGCAAATTGCAAGACAAACACTTTCAATATTTTTAGAAAATACAAAATTAGGATTTTTAATTAAGCAAACAGATGAAATGAGAAAGCAAACTAAAGAAAAAGAAAAACAAAATAAAGCCAAAGGTACAGCTATGTTAATGTCTGGTAATCCATTAGGATTTTTAGGTTTTATGGCAAAAGGTGGTGCAGTATCAAAAGACAATCCTGTAGTGGTTGGTGAAAATGGGCCTGAATTATTTGTACCAAACCAAACAGGGCAAATAACACAAAATGCTAGAGGAACAGGAAATGGTGGTGCAACAACAGTTAATTTTAATATTAACACAGTAGATGCTTCTGGCTTTGAAGAATTACTTTTTAGATCAAGAGGAACTATAACTCAATTAATTAATAGTGCAGTTAATGAAAGAGGTAAGGAGAGTTTAATTTAATGTCAGGAACTTTTCCAATATCTTCTGCTAAGTTTCAATCTTTAGGAATTAAATCAATTCAAAATACTATTATTTCAAAAAGTGTATCTGGTAAGAAACTTGCTAGACAAATAGATACTCAAAGATTTGGATTTACTGCACAAATAATAACTGCAAAAAGATCAGATGTTTATGGAGAACTTATGGCTTTTATAATCAAGCAAAGATCAAGCAAAGAAAATTTTAGTATAATCCCACCAGAAGTAGAAGATGCTAGAGGAGATGTTAGTGGAACTGTTTTAGTAAATGGAGTTCACGCAGTTGGAGATACAACAATTACAGTTGATGCTATGACAGGCACATTAAAAGCTGGAGATTTTATTAAGTTTGCTGGACAAGATAAAGTTTATATGGTTGTTGCAGATGTAACAGCAGATGGCTCAAATGAAGCAACACTTACAATAGAACCACCTTTACTAACTGGTTTAACAGATGATGAAGAAGTTACTTATGACAATGTTCCTTTTACTGTTTATTTAACAAACGATATTCAAGAGTTTGGAGTTGCTGGTGCAGACAAAGATGGAAATGCTTTATATCAATTTGAAATTGATGTAGAAGAAGCACTTTAATGAAGAAGTATAAAATAACCCACAAGATAACTGCCGATTTTATTGCTGAAATTATTGTTAATGAAGATCAAATAGATGCTAGTATTAATGATCTTAAAGAATACAAGAAACCCAATAGCAAATTTGAATATACTATGTTAAAAGGTACAGAAAGTGTAACCCAAACTAATTACGAAGAATATGACCAGAAGTCTAACAACAGCAATAAAGAACGAATTAGCAACAAATGATATTAGACCTTTTCATTTACTTACAATAGGTTTTAATACTCCCGTAAATTTTACTGATTGTGGCTTTCCATTAACATCAACAATATCTGGCAGTTCAGTTACTTATACTTCATCAAGTTTTATTATAGGTGTTTCTGATTTTACTGAAGAAATAGATGTTACAAAATCTACTCTAACAATAGCATTATCTGGTGCAGATCAAACATTTATATCAACTGTTCTAAACGAAAATATTACCAATGATACTGTTACAATATTTAGAGGTTTATTAGATGACAATAATTCAATTATTGCAGACCCTTTTTTATTATATAAAGGTAATATTGAAAATTTTTCAATTAATGAAAGTACCAAAGATAGTATAGTAAATATAACTGTAGTTTCACATTGGGCTGATTTTGAAAAAAAAAATGGTAGAAAAACAAACGATACATCACAACAAAGATTTTTTATTACTGATAAGGGTATGGAATTTAGTTCTCAAACAGTTTTAGATATTAAGTGGGGTAAAGAATAATGTTTAAATGGTTTGAAAAAATATTAATTAAAGTTGCAAAAAAGATACTAAACAAACACGCACCCAAAGGAGAGTTTATTGCATACATTAATAAACGAGAAGAAAAACTTTTAAAACAATATGGTGGTGCTGGATTAGAAACAAAGAAAACAGGAATTAAATCTTTCTTTGGAAGTTTTTTTAGTTCTGTTGTAAGTTTTTTCACAGGATTAAATCCTATAGTAGCATTAATTACAACTGTTGCTATAGCTTGGGTAATGAGACCTAAAGTTCCAGACTTACCTGACTTTGGATTAAATGAAGCAGATGATTTTGAAACAGGAGTGTTATTAAACAAACAATCTAATGATGCAAATATTCCTGTAATTTATGGAGAAAGACTTGTTGGTGGTGTTAGAGTATTTGTAGAAACTTCAGGAAACGATAACACATATTTATATATGGCTATTGTTTTGTCAGAGGGAGAAATAAATAGTATTGAGGAAATAAGAGTAGATGATAATGTAGTTACATTTAATGGTGCTTTATCAGATAATGTTCAAAGAGATGTAGCAAGTAGTGACGATAATTATTATATAGAAACTGAACCTGCAATTCCAGGAGAACCAGGAATTGCAGAAGTTCCAGCAGTATTTGAAAGTCTTATTAAAATAGAACCTCACTTTGGAACAGATAATCAAACTTCATCATCATTATTAAAACAAGTAAAAAGTTGGACAAATCGTCATAGACTTAGAGGACTTAGTTATCTTGCTATTAGATTTAAATGGAATCAAGACGCATTTTCAGGAATACCAAAAGTACAAGCTAAAATAAAAGGTAAAAAAGTAGTTGCTTATAATTCTAGTTTAGTTGCTCAAAGTTCAGCATATTCAACTAATCCAGCTTGGTGTTTATTAGATTATTTAACAAACAAAAGATATGGAAAAGGATTATCAATTAATGAAATAAATTTACAATCTTTTTATGATGCTTCTGTTGTTTGTCAAACACAAGTAACACCATATTCAGGAAGTGGTAATATAAATATTTTTGATACAAATGCTGTTTTAGATACTTCTAAAAAATTATTAGAAAATGTTAGAGAACTTTTAAAAGGTTGTAGAGGTTATTTACCATACACTCAAGGTAAATATAATCTAGTTATTGAAACTACAGGAACTGCATCTATCACTTTAACTGAAGATGACATAATTGGTGGATATACATTACAAACTCCAGCAAAAAATGAAAAATATAACAGAGTAATTGTATCTTATGTAAATCCTGAAAAATCTTTTCAAGTAGATGAAATTCAGTTCCCACCATTAGATGAATCAGGATTGGCTAATGCAGATAAACACGCAACTATGAAAAATGATGATGGTGGATTTTTATTAGAAGGAAGATTTGATTTTGCTAAAGTCATAACAAATACATACCAAGCAGAAGAAATGGCAGAAGTTATACTTAGAAGAACAAGAAATTCTATAAGATTGTCAATTAATGTTTCTTTTAGTGCTTATGATTTAGCGATTGGTGATATTGTAAATATAACTCATAGTTCAATAGGATTTAGTTCTAAACCTTTTAGAGTTTTATCAATAAAATTTAATCCTGATTTTACACTTGGTTTAGATTTAGTAGAGCATCAAAATGCACACTTTACATGGGCGACTAAAAGACAAGCACCATTAGTACCAGCTACTAATCTTCCAAATCCATTTAAAGTACAAAAACCATCTATAGATTCAGTAACAGATGAAATAATAGAATTATTTGATGGCTCAGTAGTTTCTAAACTAATTATTAATCTATCTAATACAGATGCTTTTTTTGATGAGTTTGAAGTTCAATACAAAGAAACAACTACAGCTAATTTTAGATTATTGCGTAGAGGTTCAAATAGTATTATAGAAAAATATCCTGTTAAAGAGGGTGTCACATTTAATATTAGAGCTAGAACGATAAATAGTTTAGGTGTAAAATCTGCATTTACCTCAACTAGACACGAAGTTATAACTGCATTTAACCCACCTAATGATGTTACAAACTATTCAATAGATGTAGTAGGAGACAAACTTCATCACACATTTGATGCAGTAACAAATTTAGATTTAGATTTTTATGAAATTAGATTTACTTCTGATAAGACAGAAACTATTTATGCAAACACAACAGTATTAGTTCCAAGAATAGCAAGACCAGGAACTTCTGTTGTAACTCCATTTATAGGCACAGGAACTTATTTTATAAAAGCAGTTGATAAATTTGGTGTTAGATCAGAAAATGCTACCAAAGTAGTTATAGATCAACAAGTCTTTGAGGGATTTGAAACAGTACAAACAATAACTGAAGAACCTACATTTAATGGAACTAAAACAGATACTGTAGTTGTAGATAATACACTTATTTTAGATACATCTACTTTATTTGATGCAACAACAGGAAACTTTGATGATGCTACAGGGTTATTTGATGCTGGATTTGGAAATGTTAAAACATCAGGTAGTTATGCGTTTAATACAGGATTTGATTTTAGTAATAAGTTTAAATTTAAAATATTATTAAAAAATTTTGACGTAACACATTTAAGTTATGTAGATAGCTTTGATGCTCAACAAGGTTTATTTGATGATAAACAAGGCAATTTTGATGGTGGTACAAACCAATCAGTATCTACCAATGTCCAATTACAAATTGCATTATCTGATGACAATGTAACATTTGGAAGTTTTGCTAATTTTAAATCTGGCGATTTTGTAGCAAGAGCAGTTAAATTTAAAGCATTATTGACTACAACAGATACATCAGCAACACCACAAATAAATAACTTATCATTAAAATTCATATTACCTAAATATGTTCAAGATGGTTCTAATATTGCATCAGGAACTGATACTGCTGGAAAAACTGTAACATTTACAAATGCCTTTTATCAAACTCCAACTGTTACTATTATTGGGCAAGACTTAAATACAGGAGATTTCTTTCAATTAAACTCAAAAGATAGAACTGCTTTTAATGTTGAATTTTTTGATAGTGGTGGTAATACTGTTGATAGACAATTTGATTTTCAGGCAATAGGAGTAGGAAATCAACAACCTTAAAAATGATTGAATTAATAATTAAATAATATAAATATAACTTATGGCACAACACGACTATATAATCGCAAATCAGGGCTTTCCAGCAACTAGATCAGATATTAATAATGTACTTTCAGCAATTTCAACAAACAATTCAGGAACATCAGCACCAAGTACACAATATGCTGGACAATTTTGGATAGACACAACTTCATCAACTTGGACAATGTACATACATGATGGTGCAGATGATATTCAATTTGCAACAATAAATACTTCTGCAAACACAGTTAATTTTATAGATTCTGAATTAGGTGCAGATTCTGTTAATGGAGATAAAATAGCTGATGATAGTATAGATTCAGAACATTATGTAGATGGCTCAATAGATACAGCCCATATCTCAGATGGTGCTGTTACTTACGTTAAGTCATCTGGTTTTGGTAAAATTGCACAAATAGTACAAGGCTCAACTACAGTTACACATACTACAACTTCAACTGCATATACAGATACAGGATTAACAGCTACTATAACTCCAAGTGCTACAACTAGTAAAATTTTAGTTTTAACTAATCAAATAGCTTTTTTAAGTGGAAATGCCCAATCAGCAGGTTCTATAAGAGTTGATAGAAATGGTACAGTAATTGCTGGTGGAGACCAAAGATTTGAAAAACTTATACAAGCCACAGGAGCAACAGCTACTATTTTATATGATTCATTTGATATTAATTATCTTGATAGTCCATCATCTACTTCTGCATTAACTTATAAAACACAAAGTGCAAGATATTTATCTGGAGATTCAGTATCAAGTCAACCAAACAACATCACGTCAAGAATTTTATTAATAGAGGTATTAGACTAATGACAACAATAGCTAAATCAATAAATGCTCTTAATGAAGATAACAATAACTCACACGAGTTTGTTGTTCATGGAGAACCATCTAATCAAACTGAATATCAACAGAATGTAAAATATATTTCTGGTTCTGATGATAATGGTTCAGCAATATTCTCTGATACACAACCTTATACTTGGTCAGAAGTTAATACAAAAAAAACTGAGTTAGAAACAGCTTATAATAATGATCAATATAAAAGAGATAGAGAAGTTGAATATAATAAAAAATCTACTGGAGAACAATTAGATATGATGTATTGGGATAAAATAAATGATACTAATCTTTGGTCTGATTGGATAGCTTCAATAAAAAGTTCTAATCCTAAGAGTTAATTATGATAACAATAGATGGCAAAGAATATAAAAAAGAACAAATGTCAGATGAGCAAGTTAAATTGTTCAATAAAATAAACCAATTAGATCAAAAGAAGAAATCATTTAAATCTGAATTAGATGACTTAGATGTTTTAATTGATCTTTATATTGGTAAATTTAAAAATATAACAATTAAAAAATAGGTTGCCATGCAACTTTCTAAACATTTCACATTAGAAGAATTTGAAAAAAGCCAAACTGCTACAAGAAAAGGTATTAAGAATAAAGCTGGTGCTGGAGAGATTAAAAACTTAGGCGATCTTTGTTATGAAATACTTGAGCCTGTAAGAGCAAAGTTTGATAAGCCTGTTACTATTACATCTGGTTATCGAAGCCCAGAACTGTCAGAAGCCATAGGCTCAAAATCTACATCACAGCATTGTTCTGGAAACGCAGTTGATATGGAAGTGTTATCAGTTTCTAACCTTGAAGTAGCTTTGTGGATTGAAAACCATTGTGACTTTGACCAACTGATCTTGGAATATTATACAGGAGAAGCTAATAGTGGGTGGATTCATGTATCTTATAAAGATGGCTCAAATAGAAAACAAGTATTAACATTTGATGGCAAATCATATACTAATGGATTACCTGATGCGAAATGGTCAGGTGGAAAATTAACTAACTAATAGGAGAATATTATGGCACCAATGGGAACTGGAACTTATGGGTCTAAAAAAGGCAGACCACCAATGAAGAAAAAGAAAAAAGCAAAGAAAAAAAAGAAGAAGTAATGAAAAAAAGGAAAGTAGCAAAAGATAAAAAGACTAAAATACCTAAGAAGTACCTATCTGGTCTTAAAGGTAAAAAGCGATCATCAAGATCAAAGCTACTAAAGAAAATGTCAGGTCTATATAAATCTGGTG